GAGATTGAAGAATACAGGTTTGGTCACAGGATGAAGAACCAGACGCAAGCAATCGTGTCGTTGATAAACCTTGGATTCGCTGCCATGCAAGGGAAACCGTTGGAGCCAGAATGTCAGTTCACAGAAGATGAAGTAGAGTTGATCGAATTGTACCGTTCAGCAGTTCCTATGGCGCGGGATATAGCGCAGAACACACTACGCAACTATCCCGCCGCACAAAAAGAACGCCTCGCATAACCGTTGATGGCAAAATTGTGCGGTTGAAATGGGAATGACAAGCCAGAATAAATTCTAACCCCCTCGTACCCCGCATATATGCATGTTTGCGCGGCCTACACGGTCACGCACGATAACTTGTCCATGCCAGACATATACCCTTCTGAGACAACGTAATTGGTGGTGCTGTAATGGGTAAAACGCGAACACGCCCAAACGGGGCTGGAACGGCATATAAGCGGGGGAGGACGTGGACTGCCCGCGTGGTGGTCGGCTGGAAGGTCCGGGAGGGCATGAACTCCACCCCGATCTATCGAACCAAGGGTGGGTTCAAGACTAAGCGGGAGGCGCTGGCGTACTGCCAAACCCTGTTGGCATCCCCCAGGGAGAATAAGCCCCTGATGACGCTCAATGATATCTATGCCGCATGGTTGGTTGTCCACGAATCCAGAGTAGGTAAGTCAACTATGGACTGCTACAAGGCCGCGTGGAAGTATTATGACCCGCTCCATCATGTCAAGTGCATGGACATTGATACCGATGATCTCCAGGAGTGCATCGACGAGTGTCCAAAGGGCAAGCGCACCAAGGAGAACATGAAGGCGCTGGCTGGCCTGCTGATGAAGTACGCGATACCACGGCATCAGACCGACATGAACTATGCCGAATACCTCCACACAGGCAACGATGCAAAGGGTACACACCCAGCGTTCACCGATGAACAAATTAAAATGATTGATGAACAAATTGGAATCACACCCCATGCGGAGGATGTGTACTGCCTGATCTATACCGGGTTTCGCCCCGCTGAACTGCTGGCCTTGAAAAAGGATGATTACAAGGACGGCATACTCTATGGCGGCATCAAGACAGAAGCCGGGAAGAACCGCGCCGTGCCAGTATCGCCAAAAATAAAAGCCATCATCGACGGGAAACTGCTCGGACCATCCGAATACTTGTTCCCGAAAGATGATGGTACTGAAATGTCGCCTAAATACTTTAGGGATAATTATTTCTATCGTGTCCTCGCCGCCGCAAACATACAGCCGGTCCCGACCAAGGACAAGCCAGCATACTATGTGCCATACTCTTGCAGGCACACCTTCGCAAACCTCTTGAAGAACGCCAACGGCAGCGACAAAGACAAGGCTGGTTTGATGGGCCATGCCGAATATCGAACCACCCAAAAGCACTACCAGTCCGCAGAACTTGAAGCGTTCAAGGACATCATCAATTCCCTGTAGACATGTTATTAGCCGTGTTATTAGTAATGTTATTAGTAGGCCGCCATTTTATGCCATTTTTAGCCGTCTGCCAAAAATGAGAAAAGCCCGAAACCTCAATGATTTCGGGCTTTCTTTGGTCTGGGTGGAGAGATTTGAACTCTCGGCCTCTTGAACCCCATTCAAGCAAGAATCCTTATTTTACGGGGATTTTCAGCCTATTTGTTATTAGTAAGTGATTAGTAGATCACTTCTCGTCGGGTGGTTCTTTCGCGTTGTACTGCGCCGTGGAGATGCCCAACAGCGCACCCAAAAGGGTACAGATGACCGCACTTGTCTTGGCTACCTCGTCAGGATAGGGCCAGTGCCATACCGCAGCCAGCCCCACATAGGCGGTAGTGCAAGCGGGTATCACGACCAGGGTCAACCACTTCATGATGGTATAGACGTTATCGGAAAGAAGGAACATAGAACGCTACCTCACTTTCTGCGAATCAGGTATTCGTCGATTTCTGACATGCTGGCGTTCAGCTTGTCATTTGAATTGCCGTTGATCTCATGGGACAGCAGGGCGCGGACACCACGTAGCATGATCGTGGACTGCTCACCCATGTCCTGCATCCTGTTCTCCATCGCATCAAGACGGTCTTTGTCCTTTGCGAGCAGTTCGTCGTGCCTGTCCACACGCTCGGTCAGCTTGGTCACGGGGCTGTCTTTCAGGCGCTTTTCCTCGCGCCATGTACGAACAGCCCCCATTATCGTGCTGTAGGCTCCAATCATGATAAGGATAACGACTACAGCACCAAGCAGCTGACTGAAAGTCAACTCATCCAATCTCATAAGCACCACTCCTTTATGTTCGTTGGTGAGTTAAAGTGTCCTTTACACGGGCAAATTCCAGTCTTGCCCATAATAGCCCTTGAACAGGCAAAACTTGTTGATGGTATAGGCGTTTCCAGCAGACGCTCCGATGCGAACTTGATCGAAGGCACGATTCGCATAAAATGTGACAGCGTACCTTCCTGCGTTTGACACAACCCTGCCCTGGCTGTAATCAAACGAGTTGGCGTTAGCATCAGTATAATGGACGCCTATCTCGATTCTGCTGGCAGCGAATGAGCCATCAATAACAGCGGTATAAAATCCGCTGGTCTGTTCGGTGTCAAGCGTATACTGCTTTATAGCATACGATGCGTTTGTGCCAGACAGATTCTTGTCAGACAGTACCAACTTTAGGTTTATCACGGCAGGATGAACGGGGAATCGTGCGCCGTAGGCATAATGCCCGCCGTATTTCTGGATAGCGTATCGCTTAGTGCCAACACCGACGCGCTTTGTTCCGAACGTCAGATTATCAGCTTCCAGAGTTATAATGTTATTATCGTCCAGTCCGACATGCAAGCACAGGGCCACATGATCTATTTGTTCCCATGAAGATACGTTTTCACTGCCCCAATAAATGAAGTCGCCCGGTCTGACTTGCCGACGTATATTCGTGATCTCATACGCCCAGCCGTGGTCGACTGCATATTTAAGTTGCTGCTTGGCTATCATATAGTCCTGGGACGGTAGGTCGGAGATTTCCGCGCTTGTATACGGATAAACACCCGTACCATCGGACACATAGCCCCAACCAGATATATGGTTGGCGGGCTTTACATAGCGGGACTGGTCGTATTTGACACCCATAATAAGCGCCTGTGAAAACTGTGAGCAGACAATGGCAGGATAGCCTACTTCGCCAGTTTCGTCAGACGTAGTTTGCGGTGCAAACAAGCCGTGGGTTTCGTCATAGACAAGATGCGTATCAGCATCATAAGCCTGCTTAAAGTAGCCTTCCGCGACATCCAGCATAGCGCCGACTACGCTGTTGACAGTCACATGGCTCTTTAAATCACTAACGTCACCGGCCAATTCGGTGTAATCGGCGGGAATGGACGCCAGTACCCGCGCGCCTTCGGCAGTCACCGCAGCGGTCTGCGCAGCGCCCGCAGCGTTGACATCCGTCAAGGTCTGGGCGGCGGCGGACGCGGAACCGGCGGCAGCAGTAGCATCACCAGCGGCGGAGGATGCACTGGTGGACGCGGCAGACGCGGACTGCGCAGCATTGGTCGCACTGGTACTTGCGTTGGTCTCGGCAGTCTGTGCGGCGCTCTCAGAAGCGGCGGCGGCAGAAGCGTGGCCCTCGGCGGTGGTCGCACTGGCGGCGGCAGAAGTCGCAGACTGAGCCGCAGCGGTTGCGCTCTGTTGGGCCGCGTCCGCGGCGATCTGCGCCTCGGCTACGTCGCCGGTGATGGATGCGGCGGAATTGGCAGCAGCCTGGGCGGCATCGCGGGCGTTATCAGCGGATTCGGACGCAGCACCGGCAAAGGTCTGCGCATCGGCGCGGGCCTCGGTGGCAGCAGTAGCAGAAGCGGACGCGGCAGATTCAGACGCGGCGGCTTCCGTCGCGCTGTTTGCGGCAGCGGCGGCGCTTGTCGCCGCATCGCTGGCGTTCTGTGCGGCACTGTCGGCGGATGCGGACGCATTATCGGCAGCAGTTTCGGCAGATGCCTGCGCATCCTCTGCGCCCTGCTGGGCATTCTCTGCGGCAGTCTGTGCCGCCTCTGTAGCCGTCACAGCGCTGTTGAGCGCGGCGATAGCCTGATCTATGGCGGACTGCTCCTCCGGCGTAGGTTCTTCATCCGTCCTCGCAGGGCGGGCGATGACGGGAATCTCCACACGATACTCGGTGGTCACGCCGTCGCCGTCCGTCAGCACCACGAACGCATAGATGGGCTTGCCCGACAGGAAATACTCGTCCGGGATAGCCACGCCCTCGTCTGCGGTGCCGATCTGCGTGATACTGTCGCCTGTGCGGGGGTTGTTGGAAAAATCCACCTGATAGGCGGCGGGCAGGGACACGCCCGCGAACATGAGAACTTGCCCCATGTCATACTGATAGCGCTTCTCCGTGGTCGCCGTGGGGCACGGCCCCAGATATGCGGTGATTACGTTGCTCATTCGACAAGCCTCCCATATTTGGGCGATACCCAGCCCAGTACCTTGTTTTTAAACTCGATTTCAAGCCACCCGGTATCCTCATCGGTCAACCCGGCATACGGCCATTTTGCGCTGTCATACGCCACGCCGATGATCGGGGTTTCTTTGGACGGCCCCTTGCGGACGTAGCAGTTGCCGCCCACGATCAGCACGTAGGCGTCGCCGGTAGGCTTGTCCGCTGCCGTCAGGGCCTTGACCAGCATCTTGTAAGATGTGGGGCCAAACACGCCGTCAGCGTCAAGGCCAAAGGACCTCTGGAAGTCCTTCACGGCAATTTCGGTGCTGTCGCCAAAGTCGCCGTCAGCGCCGTACTTGCCGCAGCTAAAGCCAAGATCAATGAGGTACTGCTGCATCTGTTTGACATCCGGGCCGATGTCGCCGTTGCGCAGGGTACGCTCACCCAGTTCGTATTCGGTAACGGGCTGGACAGGTTCGGCCTTCGGGCCGTTGGTCAGCACCACGACGGTATGGCCCTGGGTCTTGGTCACAAGGATGTCGCCCCGGCGCAGATACGCGGATTCTTTCTGGTACTTGTCGCCGGTCATCTCCGTGAACGCGCCCGATTTCAACAGGCAGGACGCCTCGTTGGTGGTGCGGAAATTCGGCAGTTCCACCCCGGCGTAGGCGCAGCACACGCGCACCAGCGCGGAACAGTCGGTTTCGCAGTTCTTGCTCACCTTGGAGCAGTTGAAGCCCAGCGGCTTGGACACGGTATACAGGGTCAGCCGTCCGCCCTGATCGTAGCCGATATGGGAGTTGGCGCAGGCCCATGCCATGTCCTGCGCGATTTTCTCCGCCACGGCGGGGTTCTTCGCACGGAACACCCGCCAGCCCTTGGAGTGGAGATACCAGTTTTGGGTGGACAGTTCCCGCCCGGTCTGGTCGCCAGCCTGTCCGCCGCTGGCCTTGCCGTGCTCGTCAATGCGGGCGCTGCCGATGATTACAGCCATGTGTCAGTACCTCCTTATACAAGTGCGATGTCCGCCATAAGCGCGTAGTGGTCGCCCAGGTCGTTCGGTACGGCCCGGACGCCTTGCAGCTTGATGTTCGGCGTCACCAAAATGTTGTCGAAGAAGTGGGAGCCGGTGGGGTATGTAACGATCTGCCCGAAGGGGCCGCAGTTGGCACGGATGTAACCGGTGAAAGCATCCAGTTCAGCGGCAGTCCATATGTTGAGGTCGCCCGCGATGATGCAGTAATCCGGGGCGAGGTTGGACACGTACTGCATGATCTCCGCAATCTGTGCGGCGCGGACGCTGGCATTGGTCTCCCTCGGGGCCAGATGAGGAGACAGCAGCAGCACGATCTTCCCGGCGACAGACGCAAGGTACACGGTCATGCTCGACCAGTAGCCGGTGGCCTGCGCCGCGAACGTCACACGCATAGGCTGGTACAGCGGCGCATTGCCATAAATGCCCTTCGCCATCATGCCCTGGGTGCTGGTGGACATGGACACGATGCCGCCGTAGGAATACATGTACTGGTACAGGGCGTCCCATGTGGTGATCTGATCGGTCACGGACTTGTACACCCTGTCCTCCTGCGTGAACAGGATGTCCGCGCCGATCTCGGCAATCGCCTGCGCATAGGCGTCGAAATCTGTGGGCGTGTCGGGATAGGTGCTTGCGCCATGGTCGTACTCACCCACGTTAAACGTTGCGATGCGCAGGCTGTATGGCATGGCGGGGGGATAATAATAGCCGTAGTATTCAACGTTCCCAGCGGAGGGCAATACCATCACGGAGTGGGCCTTGAAAGTGCCATCAGGGGCGGTATAAGGCACATATTTATGGTCGGGCATGACCGGGGAGATGTACACATGCACGGACAGGTTGGACACGGTGTTGCCGCTGGCAAGCTGGACGCGCACACCCAGATAGGATTTCGCCGTCAGGTTGAGGGCATAGAGGCCGTTCACGCTGCCCACATTGCCGATTGTGGTCTTGGTGCTGGTTTCATAGTCGATTACATCCGCGTACAGTATCGGGTACGCCTCGGAGGTATCGGCATAGCTGGCGATGTAATAGCGCCCCGGTTCCAGCAGCGCGGCGGCATTGGCGGCGGAAATACTGCCATAGCTGTATGCGTTGCCTGTCGCCGTGCCGTTCAGTACCACGGTGTTGGGGTCGTTGGCGTCTTGTGTAAATGTCACGCCATTGGAGGTGCGGGTGGCGATGTTCGCAAGAAACGCATTGCGATTATAAATCACAGCCCCGGTAGGCGCGGACAGCGGGACGGAGCCGATCATAGCGTCATCTATTGGGATGATCTGCCCGGTGGCCCTTTTGATGATACGAGCGCCGTCCAACACGGCAGCAGATTCGGCAGCAGATTCGGCGCTGTTCGCGGCTTGGGATGCGCTGTTCGCAGCCTGTTCGGCTTTGCTCATTGCTATTGACGCCTGCTGCCCTGCGATAGACGCACTGCCCGCCGCACCTGTGGCTGCGCTACTGGCCTGCGTAGCGCTTCGGTTCGCTTGCAGGGCGCTTGCGGTGGCACTGGACGCGCTGCCTGCGGCGTCCGTAGCACTCTGAGAAGCAGCGGCAGCGGATTCTTCGGCATCGTCAACCGCACCATTCAAAAGACTTATCGCCTGGGTAATTGCACTCTGCTGGACGGGCGGAACATCCCCGGTAAAGGGTTTCGCCCTGGGGATGACGGGTATCGTCACCTGATACCGGGTCTCGCCGTCCGAATCCCCAACATGAAGGAACACCCACGCGGTGATCGCTTCGGGCTGGGCCAGCAGAATATCTGGTATCTGGACGCCATCAGCATTGCCGATCTGTATAGGGGCAAGGCCGACAACGGTATTGCCGAAATGCACCTCGTAGGATTCGGGCAAGCCCAGGTCCGGGAACTGTAGTATCTGCCCATAGTCCCACTGCCACACCTCACGGGTTATGGTGGTGACGCAACCGTTTTCAAAGGTCGCGGTAATGATGTTGCTCATTGTTATCCCCTCCAGGCATTATGTGACCGTTAGTGTGGCGGCATCGGTAAATGCGTCGGTGTTGTAGCCGGTTTCTTCTTGAATGTGTGCCATAAACTGATAGCCGGTGATGTCGGCGGTAGCTGTTACGGAAATACCAGTAAAATCATCTGGCTGCGCCCAACTCCACTCCAAATCAGAATCCTCAATATCTGTCCACGGGTTGTTCGTGCCTGTACGATACAACCACTGTACAGATGTGGGTGCAGGCGTTGCGACAAAAGTGAATACTGCCTCACTGCCGGCGCTTACCGTAGCATCTGACGGTTGGGTGGTAATCACCGTAGTAGTGCCAGTGTCAATTTCTATGCCATTCTCGCCCATGATGTCGTACTGCGTTATGATCTGACCATAGTTATTGATGAACGGGCGCGTGACGTTGAACGACCCGGAGTTTTTGGTCTGTGCGGACGGCAGTTGGCACGATATGGACATCGTGAGACCGCCGTTGTACTTGACGGTCTGCCCGGTGCATACCAGCTTGTGCATTCTGCCCTGTAAATCTGTAACATAGTATGTGTCCCCGACAAGCCAACGCGGGTCCCCGATAAACGATACGCTCCCCGCCTCAGAGGACAAGCCGCGCAACGTATTAGCTATAAGTTCAGGCTCCATAATGAACTTGATGTTCGGGGCTTGCATCTGTATCGTGTTGGAGGCATCGGAAGTTATGCGGGCATCCAACGTTGCCGTGGTATGATATACTTCGGGCGGGTTATCCTCTATGGTAGAAATATCGTATGACCAATAGTCCGCTTCAAGACAGTTGAACAGGAAGGGTTCAACGCCGGTCAGCGTCAGGTCAAAGTACACAGAAGGCGCAAGGTAATGCTCGGTTACGGTGCCTGGGCTGTATGGAACAACCATCAATTTGCCGTCGCGGGTCATTCTGGCAAAGCCACCAGCGTTTGCGGCTAAAATAGACACAAGCTGACGCACCGTAACAGTTCCAATATTGGAAGGAGACAGCGGAGAATTGTTTCTTCCATCCCAATACAAATCGCTGTTTGGAATTGTATCTACGGTTCCGACCAGGGCTACGCCGCAAGCAGTGACCGCATTATTTACCACGTTGAAAAGATATGTATTGGCCGTATAAGGCGTCCACACGGATTCCAACTTTGTTCCCAATGCGTCCATGCCGGTAACCGTGATGATTGCGGACTGTTCCGGGGCAATTACGTCATCAACGTACCATACACCAAAGTGATAATAGCGCGTGGGACCATTATCATAAATATTTATTTCACAATCGACTTCCGCGCCATAAAAGGTATACGGCTCATAGTTGCCCGCGCTGTTATCAATTTCCAGCGTATAGGATGCAGCAACGGTGGTACCCAGCGTAAACCCGCTAATGCCACTGGATTCATTGATCGTATAGGAGACAATATCATCCTGCGTCAGCCATACAGTATGAGTTGACCCATTCGGATTGCGCAAACGCAAAGTCACTCTGATGCCTATATCGCGTATCGGTTGCATCCACGGGTTTTCAGCCATCGTCGCTCACCTCCTACTGCTCTATCAGATTGACCTTGATGCCCTCCCACAACACAGCGCCAGTAGTCGGGTTAACGCTGTATACCGGGGCTTCTCGATCACCCGCATAAAAGTAGCCAACGCGGGTCATGCCGGTATATGGGTCAGGGTATTGCACATAGAAGAAAGTGTCCGCAATCGCATGGAGCAGTGCGCTTGCCGTCGCAGAATCCATTGCAGGCCATTCGATCTCCAACTTCCGTTTGGCGTTTGCCCCGCCAACGACACGATCTCGAATCATCGTGCCGTCAGCGGTACGCCCGGAGGTACTGGCGTCTATGTCCTGCAAGCGGACAGTGAACCCGCCATGCTTGGGGTCGGGCAACGCTGAAAGTTGTCCGCTGACAGACCCGGCATATAATACCGCCATACGCGCTACCCCCTTTTAAATCGTTACTGCGGGACGCCCTATGCGGCGAGATTCCCGGTTGATGGATTGTGACAGCATAGCGCCGTCAAGGTACACAGCACCCACGCCAGCGGCCTTTAGACCAGACACGATAGCAGACGCCAACGCACTGTAGTCCATGCCGCCCGAATTGGTGGTATCGTCTAGCGCCTGGGAGTAGTTCGCCCCACTGCCGCTGAAACTTGCACCCATGCTGAAATTCGCATCAGTCGCAGGGTTGAAGGTTCGCAGACTATCCGACATGGCACTTGCCATGTTAGCCATCTGATTCTGCACAACCGGCTTGGTGGCACTGATACCTTCCGCAATGCCAAGGCCAAGGTTCATGCCGATTTCATCGCGGAATACCTGCGAGGGTGACTTGATTCTGAATAAGCGCTTGACAAGGTTCTTCGCGCTATTCACGACGTTACTAATCGAATTGGCAAGCGAGTTTGCCATACTGGTGACACCATTCTGGATGCCGCCTACGATGCTCTGGCCCAGGCTCCACCAGTTCTTATTCCTGATCTCAGCCATCGCATAGTTGATCTTGCTTGTCATGCTGTTGCCGATAAGCGAGAAGCCCGCCGAAATCACGGTGTTCAACAGCGCTGTCTTGCTGGTCAGGTTGTTCTTCATATCGTCGAAGTCTTTGGTGACGTTGTTGCTGGTGGTATTGAACTCATTGCTTAAAGTCTTTGCTGTCGCAACAAGTTCATCCATTTCCTTCTTTGTGCCATTATTACCAGTGCCGGAGAACAGCTTGGACAATGCCCCATTCAAACTTTTGCCGATATTTGATGGAATCCTGGATGCAGCATCCACACCACTTGAAATGTAATTACGCAACCTACTGCTGACAAACTCAGCGGCATCGGGACCCTGGAGCCGTTTGGCGTATTTTGCCGTATCTACGGTGTAGGTGATAGGGTCATTGCGCTTGTCATCATCGTTGCTAAAGATGCTCTTTATAATGCCTTTGACTTCATCGCGCCATTTTTCAAAACGTCCCTTTAGTTCGTCAAGTTTCTCTTGAATCTTATTTACAAAGCCTTCCCAATCGACACTCATCGCTGTGCCAGCAATGCTGCCAGCCAAAAGGCCAAGCCCCAACGGGATATTCACACTAGACAGTATCAGAATAAGACCAACAGCGGCAGCACCCAACCGGGCAATGCCCATGATCTTCTTGAGGGTAGCGTAGGTTTTGTTCTCTACATCCTCGGAGTTCCAACTCTTTTCTGATGCTATGCCGATAGCACCGAACGCCATCAGTCCAAGGCCAACGTTAGGCGCAATGTGCGACAAGAACAGAATTGCACCAAGAGCCAATGCACCACGAATAGCAATGCCCCTGATCTTTTTCAGAGTGGTATATACGTTGTTCTCAACTTCTTCGGAGTTCCAGTCCAGCGCATTCTTGATGCCAACAGCGCCAGCGGCAATCAACCCAAGGCCAAGCGGGATGTTCCCGGAGAACAGCAGTATAACGCCCAATGCCAACGGTACAGCGCTTGCAGCTATGGCAATCATAGACAACTTGTCCTTTATGGTGCGTTCAAGGGTATCGCCAAACTTGGCAAAACTGCCGCTTACGGCACGTTCCTCAAACATACTGGAGAAATTGTCTGCTTTGCTACCACTGGAACCTCCGCTGCCAGAACCGCTGGGGCTGTCACCATTCAAGACGTTCAACTCGTCGAATCCCAGAATGGTGCGCTTGATCTCCTTCACGGAGTTTTTCACGCTGCCCGTGGAACTCTTTGCGGCATCATCCCACACAGTTGCGTATTTCTTCGCCGCCGTGTAGGTAGACCGTCCACTCAGTATGGCAATTAGCTGATTGAACCAGTTTATGACGTTCACAAAGCCATCGGCAATCTTGTCAAACAGCGAGGCAAAGTTAATGGCAAAACTTTGAACCAATGTGCCAAGTGCGTTCTTCATGTACAAGGCACTGGTGGCAATACTGTCTAGCGACTTTGCAAATGGACCGTTGATCGCCTTACTGTACTGGTAAAGGTTCGCAACGCCTGTCTTAAAAGCGTCGGTAATAGCTTTAATAACTGACCGCAGTATGCGATAACCGGCAATGCGAGTAAAGATGTGAAGCAGACTTCCAAATGGTTTGAGAACGGCCTTGACGCCGTTGCCAAGCAGACCGATACCTTTGGTAGCACCATTTTTCAGCGACTCGGCAAAGCGATGACTGGCCTTTTCGGCTTTATTAAAGCCCGCTGCTACTTTATCCATGCCGCCGCCTTTTACTTCACTGGCTTCTTTAAAGGCTTGCGACACCTTCTTGGCCTTTGTCCCAAGATCGCCACCCAATGCCGAACGCAGATTGCGCAGGGATGATACAAGGTCATCAATGTTTTTGGTTGCGCCTTTTGCAGACGAACTTATCTCAATCGACAGGCTGTCAATGTTGGTCGGCACTCGTATTCACCCCCTGCTCCTTCATCTTCTGCCGTTTGATGTTGGCATCGCTGGTGGCCTCCATCATGGCCAGCATCTTCTCAAATCTTGCTTTCTGCCGTTCTTCTTCGATCTTCTCCGCAGCCTGTTGTGACAACGGATAGGGTCTATCCGGGTACTTGCCGGGGTCCACCTTCGACTTGCTGAACGGCGTTAAGGTGATCGGTATGGTGTGCATCAGGGCTTCATACACATAAGCCCCAGCCAGCCATAGTTCTTCGTTCTTGCGTTCCTTCCGTAATTCATCCGCCTTGCGGTATGCTTTGACCAGTGCCGGGTCACCGTCCCAAAACTGTTCCGGGGTCATGCCAAGGACAAGATAGTACGGGAAGGACTCATTGAATACGTCAGTGAAACTTATCGGTGTAGCGGACGGTTCGCCGGTTACTCCTCCTCGGATTCCCAGTTGGCCGTCCAGCTTATGTTTCCCTCGTCACCATCAGGCTCGGAGAGCAGTTCCTCATAGGGGTCAAGGTACATCTCCCGCAGGCGCAGGAACAGGTCTTGCTTGTTGGGCATGGCCCTGTAAATCTCCTTGACCAGGGCAGGCTTGATCGTGCCGTGGTGGGCCATGAAAGCGCCCTCGAAAAGCTGCGGCAGGCGAATCATCATCTTGTCGGTGACTTCGTTGATGTTGAAACCCACCTGCTCCATGTTGCGGACCGTGGTACGGGTATATTCAAGGCAGTAGTGGACGCCTTTGAACTCAAAGTTAAGTTGCTTCGCCATGTATGGTTTCCTCCGAATTTTTATGAATAAAGGGGAAAGACATTATGCACTTTCCCCTTTCAGTTATTGGGTTGTCGGGCCGTCATCAAGAAGCCTTGACAAAGCCCTTGGTCATGGTAGCGGTAATGGTCATGTTGACAGGCTCATTCACGCCGCCGCCGTTGATGTACACGGACAGATAGCCCTTGCCTTCAAACTTGCCACGGGAACCATCGGGAGTGTACACGTTGTCATTCTCGGACGCGCCGAACCAGACGGCAATATCCTTCTCCGTGCCCTTCATGCCCTGCACTGTGGCATACACCGTGGCGTCATAGTTGCAGGTGAACGCTTTCTGTTCGCTGTTCTCAATGCCCTCGATGTACGCACGGGCATAGTCGGACAGGCTGGTGACTTCAATGGGTTCGGGCGCAGCGCCCAGGTCCGGGAAGTCCTTAATGGGACACAGGTTCGACCAGGTGATGGTACTAGTCCCGGAGCCAATCATGAGATAAGTCATGAAAGTAGAGATCGCCATGCTCTCTTACCTCCTGTAGATGGTCTTATCGGCGGAGACTACAGCCTGGTATCGGGCGGTGATCTGATACACAGTCACGTTCAAAAGGTTCTGTGTGGGCCTCATATACGACCTATTGAACCCCAATGCAAGCATAGCCTCGTCTATCAAAGCGGCAATGGCCTTGCACTCTGCCTTTTTGCCGCGTGTTTTGTTTGACATGACGTTGATCTCAAAGAGGTTATCAACGTCGTGTTCCATGGTGGAACTGTCTTGGGTGTTACGGTACGGCACGTTGTCCATCATTTCGATGCTGACGGCGGGGAACTCCGCAGGGCTGGGGACATAGGTGCTGGTAATATTGGCATCGGGGTATTCGGCGCGAATCTTCTGTGCCAGAAGATCGTATAGTTCATTCTCAATGTCGATCATGAACTGAACACCTCCGTTGCAATATTTGCTATGTCATCGGCAACCGCAATCATGGTGCGATAGAGCGGCATTTCAGCCTTGACGCCGTGGGTCAGGTGGAGATTATGACCGCTGTCATAGTAGCCCCAAACCTCACGTTTGCCATGCCCCAGGCCGAAGCTGCCGATGGTAAAGCCCAAGCGCCCACCTTCTGGATGGGGAGATGCACCGGCCTCACCATTGAAGTGGACGCCAGCGCCGAACTCAATGAACACGGCATCCTTGCCAGTGGCAACAACTACGGTCAAATCCTCGCCCTGCTCGGACACGCTTACCACAACGTCGCCGGTTGGAGCAGATTCGCCTATCAAGGCATCCGCAACAGATGTCCGATAGATCATTTCCGACTGGCGGGCTATAAGTTCCGCCACGCGCTGCCGCAGCAGTTCGGTGCGCTCCTTCAAGCGCCTGCGGTAAACGACATCAACCTCGCGTATCAGGTGGTCAAGGTCGCCGGTGTCCAACCGGGCTTTCAGTCGGATGTTCATTTCACATCGACCTCGCTCAATGCGATGGACACGCTATTGATGGAGCGGCCAACCTTCGTGACGATGTAGTTCCACGGGACCGGGTAGCTGTCATCCGCGTTGCGAATCAAGCTGCCATCCGAATACATGGCGGGCTTGCGGCCCACCCACAGTACGGTGTGTTCGTCAATAGGAGTATTGACATCACACAGGGACAACACCCTGTCGTACTGAGTGTCCTCGCCAAACTGGCGAAAGATCACATCTCCACGGGCTGCGGAGATATTCCCCCGGCACTTGACAGGCTTGCAGCGCGTGATCTCATAGTCGCCAGTCTCATGGCCATCATCGTCGTATATCGGCTTTCTACCGCCGTACCGCGAGTACCAAAAGGTCTGCATGTCCTTGAAACAACCACGCATGGCACTACACCACCTTGGCAATGTGGATTACATTCTGGTGAATGTAACTCACCATGTCCTCGTAGGAGAAGTGCCGATGGATGCCGTTCTCAATGTGCGTCTTTTCACCCTCTGCGCCACTCTGCGAATAACCGTATATCACGGCCCATACCTGGGTCATCTCGTATTCGGCAGGGACTTCATCGGGTGTATCGTCCGCCAAAGAGTACCGCCAAGACAGGATTTCCTTTTTTGCCGCCAAAAGGTAGGTGCGTATCAACGCATCTTCGGAGGTATCATCAATGCGAAGCAGCGTCTTGACCATGCCAAGTTTTTCCGCTTCAACCATTTGAATCATCTCCTTTACGCTTTATTGGCTGAGTCCCGCCCCGATAAACGGGGCGGGCATCTGTTAGCTGCCTGATTAGGCGGACGGCATGGACGGCGCGGAAACGTAGATGCCGTTGGTCTTCTGGTGCTTCACCCACGCGCCATGATACTGGCGGAAATCATACTGCCAGGCATTGGCCTGCTGCACGACCATCGGGGAGAAGATACGCGGGGTCGCCAGCTTGACAGCCTGCATGACGGCAGAGGGATGCACGATCATGTAGTTGATGGTGTCGCCAGCGGCGGTATAACCGCCAGCATCGTCGTGAGAATCGGGCTTGGCAAGGGTAATCTGGGTGTTGAAACGCCCGGAGGGGACGGTGATGACGCGCATATCGTTGTAGATGTCAACGTTGTAGTTGACGTTGCGGTCATCGTTCATCACCATGCGGGTGATGCCGCCCTTGATCTGCTTGTAGATCGTGGGGTTCACGAACAGGATGCGGCCCTCATACGGGACTTCCTCGTCGTCCAGCGCGGCAGTCGCGGTGTCGATAGAGGCGATGGTCGCCGCAGAAGTGGCCAGGCTCTCGGTCTGCTTGTTCGCAGCAGCCGCGCCATTGGCGTAGGTAGAGAAGCGCAGGGCGTCGGTCTCAGGGATGACCTTGGTGCGCATGAACTCGCCAGCCAGAGTGCCGAACGCCATGGACATGGTTTCCATGTTGTCGGCAACGTCTACCAGGAACTGACGTGCGCGGTCCCACTGGGGCGTATAAGCCCGCCAGTTGGTGGTCACATCGCCACGGACGTAGCCATCATTGCGGTCGTAGTCGCCCAGACCAACCATGTCGGTCTCGAACAGGTAGAAGGTGTGGGTGTCGTTGTCCCAACGAACACGGTCCTGGAGGGTGTCCAGAATGGCGGACTTGGAACCAGCCTTATAGATTTCGTCCAGAATCGGCAGATACCGGGACGCAAGGCTAATGCTGTTATCAATGACGGGGGTAACGGTGGTAGCCATTATCAATCCATCCTTTCAGTTATCTGTGTACCGGGAGACCAGCATAACGGCGGAGTTGCGCCGTCAGTTCGTCCTCGGTGTTCGCCTTGGTAGGCGGAGTGCCAGCGGAAAGAGTGGGCTGGCGGTTTAGCGCCTCATTGGACAGGCGCGTGGTGGTCGCGTCAACAAACGCTTTTAGACAGTCAAACACGGCGTCTGCGTCGCCATCCGCATATGCATTGGCGAACTTGGCGGCAAGGTCTGCGTCGAAGTTCAGGGCCATACATCTGCCCGTGTAGTCGCTCACAGCCTTCTCATGCCGCAGGGCTTGCAGTTCTTCGCGCATGGCCTTTTCCTGTTCAGCGCGTTCGGCCTCGGCGCGCTCGGTCTCGGTCTGCTTCTCACGAAGTTGCTGCTTGTAGTTGCTGGCCTCGGCGTTCGCCTTGGACAACAGCCTTTTCAGCTTCTCAACCTCGGCGTTGTCGGCCTTTTCGGGCTTCGCGGGTTCGGTCTGCTGGGTTTCGGGTTGCTGATCTACAGCCTGCTCGGTGGTGACGACGGTGTTCTCGTCCATGTTCAACTCTCCTGTTTAGCAAGGCGGTTGTCTCCGCGCATTGTCTGTTTTTTGAACGGGTTGTCTCCCGTCTGCGATTTGATAAGGCTGTTTCCCTACAGCCGATTAACTGACATAACGCCAGACAAATCCATAAGCTGTTTTTTGTTTCCCTTTTGCGCATCTTTGAATCGCGGCCCTGTCATAACCAGTAATGCGATTCATTTCTCTTACGCTTGGGAATGAAGCAATCAAATCACCGTCTATTGATATTTGGTTTATCTGCTTGCTTCTGCTGTCGTTGCGTTGTGCATCCGCGTGTCTTTGAATCCCTGTACCATGTCTGATGTTCTCTAATCGCGTACACCACTCAAGATTTACCGCACGATTGTCATAGCGATTTTCGTTGATGTGATTTACTTCTGTTGCGTCACTACGCTTTTTGCAAAACGCTTCTGCAACCAAACGATGCACAGCGATCTCGCGCTTCGTGCCATTCTTACAAAGTACAACGATTAAATATCTCCCTATGCCTGGGCTTAATATCGAATTGCGTCTTACGCTAAACACACGCCCAAAGTCACTTACCTTGTACAGTCCTTCATAACCAGTAACGTCTTTCCAAACTTCATTCATGGGTGTTACCTCTCTTTCTTTAAGAGAGGGTGGCGGGAGCGTACCCCGCCAGGAGTCACCCTCTGATTATTTCCACTACACAGCGACAATTTATATTGTTCTCTGGTAGAGTGAAACCTCCGGGAAATTCAGCACTGTCATTATCGTAGGTGTAGAACCTCTCTCCGAACGGCACGACCATCCCTTCAAGGTAGTCGTGCGTGTCACGGACACGATCATCCATCATCGTGCGCCAACGCTTCTGCGTGAATGCTTGCATCCCGTTTGCTACCACGGCGTCAACCGCACCTTGGTTGTATATCCGGGTTGCATCGGTCTCTGCTATCCGGGTGATGTCATACAACGTGCCGCCAGACTCGTAATAGCCGATAACACGGTCACGCCATGTTTGCCCCGCAACGGGCGCATATACGGCGCTTTCCAAAGCGTCAACACTCGGCAGGGCATCTGTACCAAGTTCAGCGTTGGTGGCCTCCGCGCCCCTCGTATACGTTAGGAGATAGAGGTCAAAGAGTTCATCCAGTATGTCCTCGCAGTCTTTGCGTGACTTGATCTTGCCACTACCCGGTTTACCGTCCTCTCCGTCATCGAAGTGGACCTTCAACCGCTCTTCCATGGCATTGATCTCGTCAATCGGGAGTATGGTCATATTGAATCACCACGCAATCTCCGCAAGGCCCTTGGCTATCAGCACATCGGCACGTTCGCTCGTCACATCAATTGACTCGCCCTTGTCCACCACGCGCCCAAGCTGGAGGTCGTTGTACCGTTGCAGGATGTCCACGGTAACGATGCCCTTGCGCTCGTCCATCTTGACCTTGCCCTTTGCCAGAACCGTTTCGTAGTGGCTTTCATTGGGCTTATATGTGAACTTGCGAAGGCCCTTGTATATGGCATCTACTGGAACATCGCCCATGTCGAATGGCAGGATGAAGCCCGTTTTGCCGTTCACCACGCCCTGTTCGGCGGCAACGGGGATGTCGGTCACTATGACCGGCGTACCCACGCTCAACGCCTCAACGATGCTGTAGGAGTAGCCCTCGGTGTCCGAAAGCTGCACCAGATAGTCGGCATCCGCGATGAAGTCCAGGACATCCAGCCTTGCAGGCAGCACCGCGACATTCGGGTTCGGGAACTCCCTGGGCTTGTCCGTGAAGATCAACCAGTGGTACGGGATGCCAGCGGCGTCAAGTTTCTCCGCCAGTGCAACCATTCGATCAAACCCCTTTTCCGGGGTCAGGCGGGTTGCGCTCACCAGTTTCAGCACCTTGCGGGGCTTCTTCACGGTGTACGGGTTGTACATGGTCTCCATGTCCAGTCCGTAATGCTCACTGATGCCTTTTGAGGTGTTGTCCGCAACGCCGAACCGCTTGGTGACACGCTTGTCGGGGCAGGGGTTCAAATGGCGGTTGATATAGTCGGCGTGGAAAGTTTGTATGTACTCCTTCGCTTCAACGTGGTCGAGAATATCAAAACTCCAGCCGAATATGAACACGTCGCACTCGATCTTGTCCCCGTCACGATAGCGAATCACGCGGCAGGTCTTAGCTATCTTTGCCAGCATCGCCGGGTCGCCATTGCGGAACAGCACCGTAATGTCGTACTCGCTGCCATACTTCAAGCCCATCTCGTAGCAGTATGTCTCCACACCGCCAACGGCATTGATATGCGGGAAGTAGATCACGTTTTTAAGGTTCAGTGTCCTCATGCAGCACCACCCGTCTGGTTCTCGCCGTTGTCGTTGTCACTCTCAACGATTTCGGCCTCGCCCTGTCCATCGGTCTGCTGCTCAACCTCGTCAACTTTGGTCGGGTCGCCCCAGATCATTTTCAAGTAGTCCTCGGACTGCTTCATGTCGGCAACGGGGTCATTGGACACGCCAGACTTCTTCGCGGCCAGTTCCGGGTGCATACCAGCGGCGAGAAGCGTCTGGAACGCCTGCGCCTTGGACTGAATGTTCTGGGTCTCTCCATGGTCGAAGTGCAGTTCAAAGTCGGACAAGCTGATGTCCAGAAGTCCGCGCCTGCGCAGAATCTCCACGAAGATACGGTCAAACTGCTTATTCGATTCGCGGAACAAGTCCTCGGTATTGCGGGCGGCACAGTCTGTTTGGAACCAACCGCTGTTCGCCAGTACCGCGCTGCCGGTAGTGTCATAGGTGGTTCCATGCTCACTGACCAGCGGCATGGAGCATATCCTGTAGACCTCGTTTTTCAGGTGGTCAACAAGCACCTTAGTCTGGGTCTGATCGAGGGGCTGGGACAGTATCTTGAAGTCGGCTTTATTCTCGCCAATGGACTTCAACACGATCATGCCAGCCTTGCGGATGTCGTTGGAAGTGGTTCCTTCCGGGAACTCGCAGTTGGTCGCAACGGCAAGAGACTGAATGAACTGTTCAACGCCATCGCAGGCATTGGAGATGATGTTGTTGATCTCGTCCAGCATGGGCAGGACGGATTCAAAAGCACCCATGTTGATGCTGTTATAGCGGTACTCGATGATGGGAATAAGCCCAAGTGCATTCGGCTCCACGCTATCGACAGAAACGGCGGTCGCCAGGAAGGACGAATTGACCTGCGTGGTCAGCATCTTGCCGGTCACGCCCCCGGACAGATGGAACACATAGCGCTTGGTGTACACATCGAACATGGCCCGGTCATCCACCACAACCATGTTCACGCCCATCACGGGTTCATTGCCGGGGCGGAGGCTATACACCACGAACGCGGAACGCGGGTCCAGTGCATACGCATGTACAGGCGTTTCCGGGTCGTTGTCGCGGTCAGGCTCTATCAAGATCACGCCCTTGCCGACAGTGTGGAACCAGTCAACAGCCTTATTGTCAGCGGCGTGCTTGTACGAACGGTACAGAAACTCGTTCAGTTTGTTCACTTTGCTCTGCGCGGCGTTGTTTCGCGCCACATAGAACGCAGGGTTCGTCAGGAAGTACCCATTCTTGAACGCCACGATCTCGTCAGCGTGGTTCTCCTGAACGATATTAAGTATCTCCGGGCGCACCTCTTTCGTGCGCTTCAAGATCGGCTGCACGTTGCGCCGATACCAGTACAGGAAATCCTCTTGCAGGAGGTTCTGGACATGATAGGGCAATGCAGTGTTCAGTTCATCCACAACGTTTTCCGCCGTGATCTCGTCAGATGACGCATAAATGTCCAGACGCCCATACAGATCATTGGAAATCACCGTATCTGCCATGCACCCCTCACCTCCAGACCACAATATCTAGTATTTTCCGTATACATCATGACACAATAGACGCACCAAAACAATGAGCCGTTGTCAATATATTGTATGTCTGGCGCGAATTACGAACCATAAACACAATATATTGACGTACAGCCCCTTCACAAGCATTTGTAGTTGTGGTATGTTCCAACCGTCACCAGAGCGGGTTGACAACCTAATATGGCAATTCCCACGGGTTCCTCCGATGGGTTGCAATAATCCCGCACATGCTCCGCTCTCGTGTGCGGGATATATTTTTAAATCGGCACTCGTACCAGTAAGCATAGGGGGCGGTACGAGCAGTGATGAGCCTCCGTTCAACGGTTGGATGACCGGCCATCATCCGTAATGGCTTGCGGGTTATACCGCCTGTGCGAAACTTCAGCTATCGGCTCCGGTCGGGTTCCTCGAAGTAGAAGTATGAGCATAGTTCCTGTCCACTTATCCCGGCGTTCTATTAAAAAAGTCGCGGGGGGTAGGGGGGCAGAACTATGCTTTCTTAGCATCTCACCAGTCGGGTTCCTCTTTGTTTAATACTAATATACGGGAGACCACCACCACATGAATCTCAAAGATACCGCCATTCAAATCTCCATCAAGATAAAGTCTGGTCACGCCAAGTACCGCGCCTATGAGGACTACTACGGCATCTGCATGGAGATGATGAAGGGCAACTGGAAGATGGGCGTCGCCGGTATGTGCTGGCTCTCTGACCGCATTGCGGAACGCATACAAGAGGTCGTGGCCCGTGATCTTCCCACGGCCCGTAAACTCATGGCGCTTCATCGCAGCGTTCTTCTTTCCGCTGCCCCCTACTCCTTCGACTGCTTTTTGCAATACTGCGAGTGGGAACGCGAACCCCAGAAAAAGTTCTACATGCCCCGCCGCAAGGTCCTTAAACAGGTCGTAGACGCCATGCAGGACCTCGCAGATGACCGCCTTGATCTTCTCGCTATCTCTATGCCCCCCGGAACAGGCAAGTCCACCCTCGCCATCTTCTTCTTGTGCTGGTTGGCAGGCAAATACCCCGACATGCCTATCCTCACAGGCTCCCACTCAAATTCGTGGGTGCGCGGCGCTTATGATGAGTGCCTGCGCATCATGGACCAAAGCGGCGAATACCTTTGGCGTGACGTGTTCCCAGAAGTCAAGATCACTTCCACCAACGCCAAAGACTGCCGCATCGATCTTAACGAACGCAAGCGCTTTGAAACCCTTGAATTTACCTCCATCGGCACCGGCAACGCAGGTCTATATCGCGCCCAAACCCTCCTGTATTGTGATGACCTCGTTTCTGGTATCGAAGTCGCCATGTCCAAGGAACGCCTGGACAAACTCTGGGAGATATACAACACCGACCTCCGCCAACGCAAGATAGGCAACCGCTGCAAAGAACTCCACATCGCTACCCGCTGGTCCGTCTGGGATGTCCTTGGTCGCCTTGAAATGGAGTACGAGGACAACCCCCGCGCTAGGTTCATCGTCATCCCCGCCCTCAACTTCAACGAGGAGTCCAATTTCGACTACCCCTACGGCGTCGGCTTCTCCACCCAGTTCTACCATGAACAGCGCGAAATCATGGATGATGTCAACTGGCGGGCGCTCTACATGAATGAACCCATAGAACGTGAGGGCCTGCTGTATAGCGAAGAAGAACTCCGCCGTTACTTTGAACTCCCGGACAACGAACCCGATGCTATCATCGCCGTCTGCGACACTAAAACAAAGGGCGCTGACTATTGCGTCATGCCCGTGGCTTATCAGTACGGCACTGACTTCTATATCGACGCCGTGATCTGCGATAACAGCAACCAAAATGCCGTTGAACCTCGCCTGGCATCCTTGCTATCTGAACGCGGGGTCCAACTCGCCCGCTTTGAATCTAACCAGGCAGGCGGCAAGATCGCAGAAAAAATACAGGGCATGATTAAGGATATGGGCGGTAAAACCAAGATCACTACCAAGTACACTACCGCTAACAAGGAAACCCGCATCATCGTAGCCCAACCCTTCATCCTCCAACATTGCCTCTTTAAAGACGATTCAGTCATCAAAAAGGACAAGGAGTACAAACGCTTCATCCAGTTCATGTGCGGCTATACCACCGCAGGCCGCAATAACCACGATGATGTCCCTGATGCCCTCGCAATGCTCTCAGAATTTATTCAGTCCTCGTTCGGTATGAACCGGGTGGAAATTGTAAAGAGGCCCTTCTAGGACTTGACATGTTTGCCTCATCATGATATAATTGAATCAATCCATGGACGCATGGTACAGCGCTTTTGCACTGGGATGTTGCGTGGCGGAATAGACATGTGAGGAGCATGGAAAATAGTAGACGCTACTGGAACGGTACAGGGAACCCGCAGAAACGAGCCGCCTTGCGGGAGTGTGAGGTGCAAATCCTCACCGCAACATCTGCACTTCGCTACCAGCGAAGGGATAAGGTCGGGAAACCGGCCTTTTTCTTTTTTGGGGATTTTTGAAATTTGGGGTAGTTATAGGACTAACTCGCCCGTCAAATGGGGTACACCATGTCCCCCCACCGGTACACCCTGGCAAAGGGGGACCCCAAAGGGGAAAAGGCATGTATTCACGCCGTTTGATCATATCTCTGCGTAAAAGTACTCTTTTGCGCATAGTTGGAAAGCATATCACACAATCAGCACAAACACCAGTCATGCACTATGCACAATAAGCACAAACAGATGGGAATATGCACCAGTATGCACCCATTTATACATCATTCGCGGGCCTGATCGGCAGTATCAGCACCAGGAACGAAGCGCCAGCCAATACTACCTATGGTGTAGATTTGATACTTATTGATAGATATATACTTTAGAATAATAAAACAATTACTACTCATTTATGAATATCTTTAATATATAATATAATATATAGGCTATATCTATTATTCCATAGATAGATATAGCCCACGCCTATATGTTGGCTCTGGTCCTCTGCTGGCTGTGGTGGTCCTCATCCTCTGCTCTCCGTGTCTCTCCTGGTCCTCTGGTCCATCCATTACCGGTGGCCATGGAAGGCACAGAGAAGCCCCAGAAGCGCTTGAAATGGCTCCTGGGGCTTTGTAGTGTATATATCACTCTGTGTCGTTGGTGGTATCTGTGATCGCCTGGTGGCGCTGCTGGGCATCCTCTGGTACATACTCCAAGAGATCGCATGGATGGCAATGGAGAAGCCCGCACAGCTTGTCTAACTCTTGCCATGATGGGAGTTTGCGCTCTCTGATCTTTTGAAGCGCTCTCTCTCCGATAATGCGCTCTTGTCTAATTCGGTAGGATGTGAACCCAGCTTCACCCAGCTTCGCCAGGACGTCAACGCCTTCCCTATATCTAATCATGCTGTCACCTCCTCGCCAGTATGATACCATGACATACACCCAGACTGCAAGCACAGATTTATTTATCATGATATAATGAATCTTTATGGCAGAATCATCACAAACACGCAGATTGGGTGTTGACAAGACACGCAGATTGGGTGTATAATAATCCCAGAAACCAACGAGAGACACCGACCATAGAGAGGAGAAAACACCATGAAGAACATCGAAAACACCACAAAGGCCACCGAAGAACAGAGAACATTCTTCTTCCGCAAAGGCTACGACGATGCGCAGGAATACACCATCAAATATGGGATGCGTGAAGCAATCAACATCCTCGCGGACTATATCAAGGTAGTCAACGTGCAAGACTCCTGGGATGAATACGAGTTCGCAATCATCGAAGGAATGCTGACGTACATTGAGGCCCAGAAGATACCGCAGGAAGCGTAAACCACCACCACAGAAACGAAGGAGGAAACAACAATGAAGTATGATAACTGCAAAGGCTGCAAGAATAGGAACTGTGAACACTTCGGAAAAAACCGAGAATTTGTCTGCATCAATGGGATTTCCTGCAAAGTGGAGAAGGAGGAGGAACAGAACATGAAGTATCTGGAGCAGATCAAAGAGGACATCAGGGAATACATCGAAGACAACTACACCACCGAGGAGATCACCGAGAAGATGGAAGATCGAGACAGCTTCATCGATGAACTGGATGAAAATCTGTGGACGGATGACAGCGTGACAGGCAATGGCTCTGGCTCCTACACTTTCAGCAGAGCCAAGGCGCAGGAATACGTCATGAATGACATAGAGACAGTTCAGGAGGCGCTCCGAGAGTTTTGTGTCGAAGCTGACACCATCGCAAAGAAGTTCCTTGAATCTGACTGGGAATACTTCGATGTCACAGCGCGCTGCTATGTGCTGGGCATGGGCATCTCCGAAGTGTTGGACGAGATCGAAAAGGAGGCTGCTTAAAATGACGAGATGACTAACTCGTCTGGGCGAGTCTAAACAGGCAGTCAAGCCCAGAGCGCCAGGAGGAGAAATCCTCCTGAGTCTGCACCATATCACACGCCGACCAAGGAAGGAATGATGCCACCATGGCGAAGTATTGGAAAACACCAGGAGGAGAGAGAGACAGCTTGTATACTGATCTCCTCGCCCAAACTCATCTGCTTATCGCTGGTGCCACTGGTGCTGGCAAATCCACTGTAGTTAATGGGATGCTCCATGCAGCTATGTTCAACTCTCCTGCTAAATCCCAATTCATTCTCATTGATCCCAAAGGCACAGAACTGGACGAGTATAAGCATCTTCCGCATACGCTGATGTATGCAGACATGGCGCATGATGCGAAAGCCCAGCCATTGCAAGCGATCATCAAGGCTTTGGAGTATGGCATGAAGCTGTACCATCAGCGCACCAACGACATGAAGCGCAGAAAGCTGCGCACCTATGACGGGAGCGACGTCTACATTATCATTGATGAACTCATGATACTGATGACCAGAGCCAAGCGCAGAGTGCTGCCCATCCTCCAAGACTTGCTGGCTCTCACCAGATGCGCTAGAATCCATGTGGTGTGCTGCACCCAGTCGCCGATTACAGCAGTTATCCCAACAGAGATCAAATGCAATTTTGATTCCCGTTTGGCACTCCGCACAGTTTCAGCCCAGGATTCGCGGAACATCATTGGACGCGCAGGCTGCGAGGATTTCCCAAATCCTCCAATCGATCACGAAGCCTTCGGAATGTATCGACACGGAGCGACCATCGAGACATACAGACTCACGCAGATACCAGATGCAGAGCGACAGCGCCTGATCGATCACTGGCGCAGGAATCCCAAGCCCAAGTACATGATCTTTTGGCATTGACCAGCACAAACCCATAATGCTATAATCAGACATCAACTAATTTAAGGAGGATTACACTATGTATAACGTTTTTACCGAAATAGCTTTGCTTGACGCCCGCAACATTGAAGATCTAGAAGACGCCTGCGAAATCGCCGAACAGTTTGCCGCCCAGGGGCACACCGTAGAAATTAGGGACGCAGATACAGATGAAACCGTCAAGCTGTACAACGCCGATGAAGACGAGTAACATCACATAACACCTAAGCCCCAGTCTATAAGGCTGGGGCTTTTGCTATGCCCATCAGAAGCCCCAGAAGCCCACCAGAGGCGACAGTAATCAGACCATGACCAAACGATCACGCAGAAGCCTGGAGACCAGCCACAGCGCCACAGAGAGAGCGACAGCGCCATTTCCATGCTCTTGGCAGTATGTGCCAAAGGCAATGCATCTACACAGAATCGCGCCAGAAGCCAAGAATGGCACCTAGAATCGCCTGATATGCCATGCTTGAATGTGTACTAGCCTTGCCATAGAAACGATTCCTGGTGCCTTCCAGAGCCTCACAGAGCATACTCGCATTTTACGATAGATTTTTATCGCTGTTCAATATTTATCGCATCTCGATAATCGTTTATCGCAAAATCCATTTATCGAATCTCGATAAATCCATAAAATTTCCCCGTTCTGCGCCGTTCTGCGCTATTTTCTGCGAATTTTTGAGAATTTTTCTCAAATAACGGTAGAAAAATCGTTAGAAAGACGAATCCTTCTAACGATATTTGCTATTATTCTGCTGTTGTTTTCTGCTGATCTTGGGCCGTCTTTCGGTATTCTGCCGGTATCGGGAAGGTTGTCAGCAGGTACTTCCCGGCGAAGATGAACACGAAGCCGTTGTAGATTCTGATATTGTCGGCCTTGCCATGGTGCTTCTGGTATAGCCACTCCATGTACCGCCGCAGTCGGCCCCTGGCATGGTCGTGGTCGATGCCGTACATATACGCACGTTCTGCGGTCCTATATGATGCACTACGCGTGACACCCACACGTTTGCGCAGGCGTTTTTCACCGTGGCGCGTGATCTCAGGCTTGTTGTCCATCGTCCCTGTTCTGCGCCTTATCCTGCTGGTCGGTGAACGTGGTCTCCACCGAATAGCGCTTCATGATCTCGTCGGCGTTCATCTCCTGCTCATTGCCCATGCCAGCCGTGATCTGCACCTCCGTTCTGTCGCTCATGTTGTAATAGTTCTTGCTTCGGAATATGTACGGTATCTGCGGCAGCTTGCCGGCCATGACCATCTTGGCGTCATATGCCTTGACGATCTCGAACGCCCAGGCGATAATGGAGGGTGTCTCTCTTGTCACCCAGCCGGGTTTCTTTCTGCCTGTTCGTATCTCGTTGAGATACTGATAGGCATACCCGGTACACAACATGCACTCCTCCACGGTGGGTATGCGATGGGACTCCATGCAGCGGTTGAAGTAGTCCACGAAGCGCTGATACAGTTCCTCGTCGGACTGGACCTTGGGGAGGGATGCTTCAAACAGTATCTCGCCCAGGGCCTTGTTGGACATCTGGAAGTCCTCGTCCGTGACGAACATCTCAGCCTTCGACCTTCTGGCGGGTGCGTTGCTGGCGGGCTTGACAGGTGTCAACGTGTTCTGCCACTGGCGCTTGCTTCTGGGCTTCTTGGGTTTCTTCTTTTCTTCTTCAGCCTTCTCAATGGCTATGATCTTGGATTCTTTTTCAACATCATCTCTGGTCACGTTTTTACCCCCTTCAAGTGGTCATATATGATGGTTTCTGCGGGTTGATAGCGTTCGGGCGAGGAATCCTCCATGTCAGGGTTCCCCGCCCTTGGAACGTCCTAATTCGTGGCTTCTCTTGCAAGCGCAGCCGCCCGACGCAAAGACTCGATCTTGGCAGCGGATGCAGGCTTGCGGAACTTGACATACTTCTTGTTGACGCTGTAGCGCTTGCCCATTGGCAGGCCATCGCCCATGGTGTGCTTGTCCACCCACTCGCACTTGTAGGTGTCCGGGAAGTCCTGGCACAACTTGTCCAGCTTGGACATCATCAGCCGGTCAGAGGTGTATATCTGTGCGGTATGCAAGTCCCGGCTCATGGTGACGGTGGTCTCCTGCTCCGCCAGTGTCAGTTTGTAGTTCTGTTTCATATGAATGCCGTCCTCCCATATCGTGCGGTATTCATGATCTCGTTCATTCTGGACCATGCACCCAGAACATCCCCGGCGAGTGCCTGCTCACGCAGTTCCTTGTATTCTGCGGCAGTTACCCACGTTCTGCTCTCGTTCAAGTGCGTCAAGAAGTTGTGCGCCTTTAGATAGGCTTCTGGCGGGAACTGCTTGCGCCATACTGGCAGTTCGCACCGCTTGTCATGTTTACGCATATTTATACATCCTCCTTGGTCTGGATGCCGTTGTATCTGTCCATCAGACGTAAATACCGCCACTCGTCGATCTCGACAGTTGTCCACCTGGTCCCGCATGAGTGGCACTCCCGGACCCGCCTCATGATGCCGCCGTATTGGCGGCAGTTGACAACCTTGGTCTTTCTGCAACCGCAACGGCGGCATATACGCACGTTTATGCTCTTAGCCATGGCCTGTCAACACTTCCTGTGTATGCTATCTTCTTCCCGGAAACCTTCTGGGTAGCGCTTGCGCAGCTTGTCGATGTTCTGGGCGGCAATCGCGCCCATCTGGAAGTGGTACACGTCGCAAAGTTCTGAGACCATCCACAACACATCCCCGATCTCCTTCCGCAGGGCGGCATAGTCCATGTCATGCCCCTGGTGGAGTTTCTGGTGGAGACCGCAGACCTCCCCAACTTCGGATGACAGCCCCCACAGCGCGTGTTCTAGCTGCTCCCTGGGCGTCAGGTCCGGGTTCTGCGTTCTGCGGGCATCCCGCTGGTACTCGTCAAATGTGTAGATCATACGCCCTCCTTCGGCTCAATCGGATATATTGGAGTTTTACGAATGCGCATTGTTCCATCTTCTGACCTATATGCTTCTTTGCAATAATCAATCGGTTTCGGTGGCACCCCCAGCTTCTGCGCGATGTCGGCGGGGATGGGTGTGATGAATATTCCAGCATAATTCATGCTGTTATACATCCTTTGCAGCCACTCGCCCCACGTCGGATACACGGACTCCGGGTGTTCTGCGGCCCACTTTTTAATTACAGCTTCTTGAATCTCAGGAACCGCGCTTTGTATTCCACCTTCTGAACACAATATATGCGCATATCCATCTTCGTCCATCATTGGGCAGTCACCGCACGACTTAAACGAAAGGCACATCCTGCGCCAGTCCTTCATTGTCTGCACAAACTCCGCCACTATCTCGCCTCCTGTTCCCGTCTATGTCTATCCGCTTCTTCACGTTCAGACCATTCTTGAAAACCGATTTCCCGCCAACCATTTCCATCTTCTGCGTAAAAACGGTCTATTCTTTCCACTGTCCCGTCAGGTGCTTTCAAGGTTACAATCGCCTTTGTGTCGAAGTCCCCGTTTCTCGCGTCGCTTAGACATTCCCGCGTCATGAACACCCAATAGCCAACAGGTGGGTAATAGGGCATCGTAATGGGATGCAATTCATCAAGTATACTGTTTTCAAGTCCGCAATGGTATGTCGCGCCAGTAACTTCGTCTTTGCAGTAATACCGTTCCACGTCGTGATATGACACTTTACCATCGGCTGTCACGTCCTTAAACAAACTGGTCATGCGGTTACATTGATAATGCTTGTCGCCGTCACCATAGCCGTATGATTCTCTCCAAACTTCGGGCACATCTTCAATCGGTGTTAAAGGTTTGCCCTCTAATAACCGCTTCAAGATTCCAGCGGTAAAGCCGAACGACATCCCGCTGTGTCCATCTTCCATCAAAGAAAGATATGCTTTCAAGGCGCTTTCATAGCAAGCACATCCATAGTCCCATTCGCCGTCTTTCTTGTTAGGTGCTTCACGTTTACAAGCAATTTCAATTTCACGTTTTGCCCAGTCACTCATGTTCACGTTCTCGCCTCCTGTTCCTTCTGCCATTCCACCAACAGAAAATTGATGACATGCCAATTATGTTCTAGTTGGTTCCAGAAGTCACGGTATTTTTTGATGGTCTCCACCGGCACAGCATCCACCACCTTTAGCTGCTCCCCCGGCAGAAACCGCTTGAAAAACTCCCCCACGGTGATCTCCACGGTGTACGTTCCGTCATCGTCCGTGATGGGGACGGTGATGTGTTGGTTGAGGTCGATTAGTGTCATGCCTTTGCCCCCTTGTAATCACTGAACCGTTCGCAACTTTTGAATATGGCCTTATGATTCACCCACCGTGCCAAATCCCGCTGTTCCTTCGTCGGTTCAATGTTGTTTGTGAAGTCCCTGTACGGTTGTGCAAAGGGATTTGCGCCAACCTCTCGCAAGGCGATTGCTCGACGTTCTGCCGATTCAACGTCCTGCACCAGCACATACACGAACACCCTGTATGGTTTCACTCCGCGCTGTTTCAGCCTGTCAATGGCTTTCAGCACCACATCTAGCATTGCATCCGTATCAGCGCTCATTCGGATAAATCGAATCCATTTGAGCCTTGACAGGATGTCGGCAACATCATCATCAATCAATCTGGCGTCAAGCCCTTGGTTGAAATCAACGCGCACATCCTTGCCAATCATGTCTTGCATCTGTGCAATGCCATGAGGGCAGGCCAGAACGTTGTTGTCCATGAACACGATGTCGCGGCTGTCTGGACGCTTAACCTCTTGCCATGTGCTATATGGGCGCATCATGCCCTCTTTGGTTGGCACGATGCACCACGGGCATTTGCGGATGCATCCCCGCGTCAAAAAGCCTATGGCATGGTCGCAGTCCGGGTACAGGCTATAATCCGGGAACATCGCGTCAACTTCTGGCGGCAGTTCGTCGTATATGCCGTACCCTGTACCCCCTCTTATGGTGTTTTCGGGGAGGTATTTGCACTCTGGCGTAAACGTAAACACCTTTGAAGAATACACCCGATCAAACGGTTCCATCGCCGTCCACCAGCGCACCGTGTCGCCTTGTGCTTTGTGCCATGCGGACAACTTCATCAGCGCAAGGTTTGGGAAACCTGTATTGTCCGCATCGTGTAGACCGACGATCATTCTTCCCTCCCCGGGTACTTCCCGCACCCGTGCTTCTCCGGGCATGTCCGCGTTTCAGCGCATTTCGCATGGAACTGCGTGTTGACGATCTTGCCCCATTCCTCGCTGTAGTTCGTCAGGGCGATACAGATGTCCCTGAATAACTCCCGAAACTCCCAATACGCCCGGTTGCACATCCGCTGACGGCTCATGTCCACAAGGTTACGCAGGTTGCGCTTGTCCACAACCTTCGTAGTCATGCCAAGTGGTAGCAGGAGGGCGATGTCCTCGCGGGGTACATCCATGCCCTCTAGGCTCCTAACGGCCTGCTGTATCTCCCGCATGGCGCAGTCGTACCGTTGCCATGCGTGGGTGTCCGACTTGATGCTGGGCGGCGTGACGTACTCAAATGCGCCATAGTCGATGTACCGGGTGGACGCTTGCAACCTGGTCGGCATCCCGCCGATGTGGGTGTACCACTCGCGGATCACCCGTGCGCTGTACCCATCAATCAGCAAATCGATAGACACAAATTCAAGCGTTCTCCCGTGGCCGCTGGTGATGCAGTCCCAGCCCCGTTTGTAGTTCTTCGCCGGGTCGCTGGTGTCCGCGCCCCAGCATATTCCTGCCCGTTCACCGATCAGGGTGATGGGGTTGCGGGTTGTAGTGTCAAAAATTGTCACGGTTTCCATGCAAGTATCGCCTCCACATTATCCACGTTCGCTGGTATGTTGTCATCGCACTTATCTCCCCACGCACAGTAGCCATCAGGATTCGTATAGAACAACCGTGCCTCCTCAAACTCAACTCCATCAGAATGATCAGTATGCAAATCACAGAACGATGATTTGCCCATGTCGGACATGTCGTTGAAGTATACGCAGTCCCGGCATCTGCACACGTTCACGCGCTGGCTGGTGTACTCAACGTTGGTCATTCGGTATCACCGTCCATTCGTGCGCCGCAGTTCGGGCAATAATTAGATTCCATAAACACTATCGGCTCGTAATCACATACTGAGCAATACCATTCCCCATCATGTTTCCATGTGCGCTTCGTCGTCCACCGCCCATGCACCACTGGCGCAGCATCCACGGCGGGTATGCCATTGACTAAATCTGTTATAATCCCTCTTTTTTCATCGGCATCGTCAACCGCATAACCGTCCTCATCATGCCAGCCCATATTGGTCATCAGGTATTCAATCGCCGCCTTGCGAAAAATCAGGTCAGCCATAGTGTCGCCTCCCTAGTCTCATCGTCAGGCCGGGATGTCCATACGCGCCAAATTATGTTATAGGCGTAGCCAAACTCGCCAAAAAGTTCAGCGCCAACATTCCAAGTCTTTCCACTGCGATACTCGATCATCAGACTTTTCTGCGCCTCCTCCAACGTCATGAGCCTCGGCTCCTGCGCTTTCAGTAGGGCGATTGCGTCTTGTACGGTTGAACGGTAAAACATGTCGGCTGTCTCTTCAAGAATTGCTTCCAGCCCCTTGATAACCTTCTCCCGATCAACCACTGTTTTCCCTCCTTATCCTCCGTTTTATCCGCCAGACGCTTTGGCTCTCGGACATCTTCGCCTTGCACACCTTGCACAGTACGTTGCCCTTCACGGCCTTGCGCCTGCCGCATCTAGTACAAATGCCCTTTGCTTTCAAGCGGTCATAGCGCTCCTTGCAGGCATCCTTGTTGGCTACGGCACGGGCCTTGTTGTATGCCAACGATCTGCGGGCGCATACCGCGCACTCTGTTCGCCCAGGTTCCGCCATGCGCTTCTTGCATCTGTAGCAGATACCGGCGTCTTTGTACCGTTGATAGTATTGCTTGTCATATGCCTTGCGTTTTGCCCTGCGCTCCTCGATCTCCTTGGGTGTGAAATCCTCTTTGTACCGCCGCTTGGTCGGCGGCTTTTGAAGCCCTGGCGGCAACCTCCAAAAACCACCGTCACCCTTTTCGGCGGGTATCATACCCTTGCGGATGTACTCGCGGACCATCTGCGGAACAACGTGCCATATCTCGGCGTAGTCGTTGGGGGTCAGCCATTCTTCGTCCGACATCACGCCACCCGCTTCTTGCGCCGGGGCTGTTTGATGACCTTGCGTCCGCAGAATGGGCAGTATTCAAACCCCAGCATCACCGACATCATGGCCCGGCACTTGGTACAGGCGAATACCTCCAACTCGTAGTCCCATTTGATCTCCGTGGTCTCCACGGCGGGGCGTTCACGCTTCATTCGTCCTCGCCTTCTTCATCGTCATCGTCAACGCCGCCGATGAACCGTACCACCAATGTCAGCGCCACGCACAGCACCAGCCAGCAGGCGATGAATACCGCCACGACCACAAACGCATATACGCCATAATAGAGTGCTTGCATCACAGGTCCCTAATCCCCCTTTTCTTCCGCTCGTTGTATTTGGTCTGCGTCTGTATGCGCAGGCGCTTGTCAAAGCCCCTCGCCAGTTGCCGCAGATCATCGTTGACCGCATTGCGCTGCTTGCGTTCTTCTGCCTCTTTTCCGTGGACCGCCAGCCACTCATGGTACTGCTCACATTCGGCATGACAACCGATGTACCGGCGCGGGCAGTCGGTCTTGGTCTCCTGGTTGTAGCAGGGCGGTTTAATCTTGGTCATAACTTCTCACCAACCTTCTCAGCACATCCACCGCGCATGGGAGTGCTATTCCGTTACCCCACATCTTGTACCTTGCGCTGTCCGACCCCTCAACGCCGTCCTCCCACCAGTCAGGGAATCCTTGCAAACGGCAGCACTCCAATGGAGTCAAGCGGCGTACAATGTACTTGCGGGGTGGTTTACCCTCATGGATAACAGCTTGCTGATCGTGCATACAGTTCAACGCGCCCGTCTTCTCGCCTAAATCCGTTTGATGTAGCTGGCCGTTGCCAACGGCCAGCGCCGTGTAGTCCGTCACACGGTTTTGATGATCTCCCGTGAGTGTGGGTGTCACTTCTCCATCGCCGTTCCCTCTCGCGTCGTAGCAGACAATTTGAGGGTCTTTATAGTCTCTTGCCATCAATGTAAGCGATACCCCCTCATTTGTCACCATGAACGAACCGACTGTCGCGGCTATCGCAGGGCGGTCTATCGTGTTGAGCGTATACATCTGGTCAGTACGCCATCCACATCCGTTACACCCAGCCGTATCAGCACGGTCTATACCGTTGCCTTGAAGGGCGTAGACGATATGGCATTTCTGACCTGCGGTCAGCGTAGGGGTTACCCCGATTCCGAATCCCGTACTTCCCGATTTCGCGCCTTGGTTGCCTTTAAATCCTGCTGCCCCCCCCCCGCAAATTTCGGTGGTTATCCTATTGCGACAGCTTCCTCCAACGCCTCTCTCAACATCGGCGGCAGTTCCTTGCCACGGCGCTGCGCTCTCCGAAGGATTCCCTCGCAAGCCCTCGCGCTCAAATAGTATTTCGTGGGCGCGTTCGCTTGCAAAATCTGCGATAAGGTAGATTCTCTTGCGGCGCTGGAGCACTCCCCAGTATTGAGCGTCATAGACACGCCATGCAACGCTCCATCCATCGCCTGCCACCCCCCCCGCATGGCTCCATTTGCCCTTCGGAGGTCCAGGAACATCCAGTCCGTCCTCACAGATGTCTGCGAAGGCTTGGAGGACGGCTTTGAAGTCCTCGCCCTTGTTACTGCTGAACGCTCCGGGGACGTTCTCCCAGACGGCGAAACGAGGTCGAATATCGACACCTGACCGTCCATTGGCTTTGTCTGCATCTCGCATCTCCTTTATGATTCGTATAGCTTCAAAGAACAGATTGGACCGTTCGCCAGCGTGTATGCCCTTCTGTTTGCCTGCCACGGACAAGTCCTGACATGGCGACCCGAATGTGATGATGTCCACTGGCTCGATCTCCGCGCCGTTGATGTCCAACACACTTCCAAGCTGCTTCACGTTCGGGAATCGCGCCGCAGTCACACGGAGCGGATAAGACTCGATCTCCGATGACCACACGGGCGTTATGCCGACCATCGCCCCGGCAAGTGGGAAACCGCCTGAACCATCGAACAAGCTACCTAATGTGATCATCAAAACTTCCTCCTCGCGTACTCCGCCATCAGTAGGGCGTCGCTCATGCCGTCGCTCTCTTTCCGACATCGTTCAGTGGGCAACAGGCTCACCCCCGGGAACAGGCGCTTACACACCACCACTGAATCGTACTTCTCGGTGTTCAAAAGGCCAAATTCGGCTTTCCACTTGCGGGGCGGTACTAGCTGATAGGGGATGCCGAATGCCGTCAGGACACCCAGTATGAAGCCAAACGACTGCCCGAAGGAGAACATGGAGGTTACACCCTGACCAGGCATGGCTCCAACCTTCTCAACCGCTGCCATACACCTACCGTTGGAAAGTGCTTTCATGCTTTCCACGAACCCGACATCATCCCACACATACACTTCTGCACCGTCGCCATCATCGGCTACAAAAGCGTACCCACCCTTCTTGCCGGGGTCTATGCCTATATAAATCATGACTTGTAACTGCTCCAATCTACACTGGTATATCGCATGACGGACGGCGTGAACGCCACCGACACCGTGCCAACCTTGCCCTGCCGCTGCTTGGCTACGCTGATCTTGATGAGGCCCATATTGTCCTCGTTGGTTTTCGCCATCATGTTGATCTCCTCATCTGTCAGCGACTTATCTTCAATAGTCACCCTGTGAAGGAACATGATGCCGTCCGCGTCCTGCTCAATGTTGCCCGAATCCCGGAGGTTTGCCATCGTGGGCATTGTACCCTGGGCGTCACGGTTGACCTGCGCCAGTGCAATCACCGGGATTTTGGTTTCAAGAGCGAGCTGTTTAAGTGACCAGCTTATGTAACCGATCTTCTCACGCAATTCACGAAACCGCTTGCGTGTCTGCATGATGCCGATGTAGTCCACGATCAGCATTTGCAGGTCGCCATGTTTAGCCCTTCTGCGGGCGGCAGCGCATACATCCTCAATGTGGTTACACCGAAACATGAAGGATATGGGCAACTCACTGTAGGTGTTCAGCGCATCCGCAAGCCTTGTCCATGCCTCGACATCCACCTTGCCCCTGCGGAGAAGTCCGCCATCTACGCCAGAACCCCGCGACAAAAGGCGTTGGCCAAAGTTGATGTCCGTCATCTCCAGGGACACGATGCCGACCTTGAAGCCTTCCAATGCCGCTGCCATGGCGATGTTGGCGGCAAATGCGCTCTTGCCCACGGACGGTCTTGCGGCAACGATGGAAAGTTCCCCGCCGTAGAACCCGCCCAGCATCTCGTCCAGTTCGCGGATGCCGGTTGGTATGGCCTTGACCTTGCCCTCGGACACCTGCTCCACGTACTCGTAGCTGTTCAGCAGCACGTCGCTCATGGGCGTCCAAACATCGTTTCCAGCGTCCACTTTGTCCACGTTTTCGCGTATCTGTGACAGGGCTTCATCCAGCCCTATACTTGGGTCGCGCAAAGCCTGTGACACCTCGTCAAGGCACGTAATTGCGGCTCTGCGGGCAGCTAGATCACGCACTATGCGGATGTGGTCATCAATGCTCTGCGAATCCGCCACCGTGTACTGCTTGAACTTGGTGACATCCACCATGCGTGTGCGTATCGTGTCAGCGTTTTTGGGGAACCGCCGCGAGAACGCATCGTCCACGCTTATCAAGTCCACCTGCGCCCCGGCTTGCACCACCAGCTTTATGGCGCTGAACAGTCGCCCCAGGGTGATGTCGGAGAAGTCTTTGCCCGACAGTTCATCGACCACATCTTCCGCCGTCCCGCGCTTCATCAGCATCCGCCTGATGATGCTTTCCTCGGCCTCCGGGCAGGAGAAGAACCGTGACGCGGACTCCTCGATCTTCTCCTGCACATAGTTCTCGGATGCCATAAGTTACTTACTCCTTGCGTCTAAAATGGCAAATCTGATTCGTCCACCTCGGTGAAGGTCTCACCTTCGGGTTCAGCGAGGGGCGCTTGGCTCTCCTCTTTGCGCCTGCCAAGTTCAACCTTCTCGACGTTGATCTGGGAAAGGTACTGGGTCTGGTCGCCCTTCTGGTACTTGGTGATCTCCAACGCCCCGCGCACCATAATGCGGCTCCCCTTGTCGCCGTAGTTCATCAGGTAGTCGGCGGTCTTGCCCCACGCCACGCACTTGATGAAATCCACGTTCTGCTGGCCCTCGCGGGCGAACTCACGGCGTACCGCAATGGCGAACGACGCCATGGAGCGGTTGTTCCGGGTGGTTTTGATTTCGGGCTTGGCAACCAAGCTGCCATTCAAGATACAGATGTTCAATGTGTTGTCCTCCTAGTTCTTCATGTTCTCCGCCATCTCGTCAACGGCGGCGGCCACTGCCGCATCATCCGGGCGGCTGTCATCCTCGGCGGCTACGAACTCGACTTCCACCAAGTCCTCAATGTCGTTGGTCTTGGCGTCGGCGTTGTAGCGGGACACGCTGCCATCCGTAGTGGTCGCCTGTATCTGCTCAATGGAGATGGGCAACCACTTGAACACGGAGCGGAACACGGTTTTCTTCGCCATCTCGTCGTAGTCCGTCACCCAGGGGCCGTAGCTGCTGGCCTTGCTTCTGGCGCGGCGCTTGTCGATCTCACTCTTGGACATGTACTTGATGAGGGGTTCGATGCCGTCCCCCTTGAAGCGCACCACCACATACGCGCCACGCATAGCGCCGGGGTCGCCGTCAATGAAGGGCTTGTGGACCAGCTTCGGCTCCATGCCGTATTCGATGGAAAACTCATCCTTTTCGTGGACGATCTCCGCGACCACGCTGGCAATCTCGCCGGAGCGCCGTGCGATGGAGAGCATACCTCTGTCACTTGACCCCGCAGTTTGCCATCCTGCGGGAGTGGACTATATCTTCATCCTCTCGGATGCCATGCACTTCGGGCCGTAACTCGTCCCCGGCCCTACACCGCTACATTCATCACGGTTAGTCTCTACACTTCGGGAGATATTGGAAATGATAGCCTTTTACCACGTTCCTGCCGCGCTTATGCGCTCTGCTCATAGCCCCTTCGGATATTCCCAACGCGCTCTCAGCAGCCTTCACGCTCTCGTATGTCTCGCCAGTCTCCACCACAAAGACTGGTTTGAACGTACATGATCCATCGCGCGGATGTTCCGCATATCTCTTTCTTAGGGCATCCGACTGCCTCATGCGTTGTTCGGCAGTAGGATGCTTGCCGAGATTGGCTGCGCTCAACTTTGCGCGAACATCGGGTGGTCTCTCCTTGCCTATCGTGTTGTAGAACGGTTGCAACTCGCGGATCATGTCGTATTCCATCCGCTCCCGTTCCTTGCGCGACGTGCCGGGCGACAACTCCCTGACAACCTCAAACACAAACTTGTCGAACCCGATAGTTTCAAAGTCGTGTATCAGTTTGGGATTGCTTGCGCAGTTGCGCCAGTCGCGCCATTTCTGCAACCGCTTCCGATAGTTCCCGGAAGAACCAATGTAGAAATTTCCGTTTGTGGTGTTGGTGAGCTTGTAAATGGCTATCATATCTGTCTCCTAAAGCACGGGATTGCCCTTTGTCGGCGGGTTCCCCCGTTAGCACCTTTCGGCACACCCCTGAGTAATAGGGTTCACACGGTTTAATGTGACCGCAAAGTTCAGCCACAGATGAACTGCGCCTCGCGCATCCCCGTCTTTTTGTTGTTGAACGGAACAGGGTAGCACTGCCCAAGCATGGACGCGGGTTCCAGTCCGCAGGCAGCTGCCTGCATGAAGTAGCCCAACACCGAAGGTACGGAACACTCCGCCAGCGCGGGGTTCAGCCGAAACTCGGTGATCGCGGACCGCACGAAGTGGTCAGTGTCCAGAAACTTCGGCAACGCCGCCGCAAGCTGCTGCTGGAACTTCTCGTTGTTAAGGTAGTCAATCGCCGTTCCCTGTTTCTTGGCGACTGCCGTCTGCGTCTTGGCGGTCATCGCCGCCGTGTTCGTGGGTGTTTTGATGGGCATATCTTAAACCTCCTTCGCCCTCGTCACGGTGAACCTGCGTCCTACCGTGGGTCTTGTCACTTCTGCCGCGATCTCCGGGTACTTCTCCTTCAACAGCTTGGTGTCCACCCGGTTCGTGGTCGTGTTCGTCCAGTTGACCCGCCACTTGGCGCTGAACCCGTGCTGGTTCTCACCCAGTGCAACCTTTAGCTGCTGGTCGTACTCCCTGATCTCCGCGTTCAGTTCGTCCCGGCGCGTGACCGTCAGATCACGCAGGTCAAGAATGCTTTCCAGCGAGTCCAACTCCACCTCGTCCGGGCTGTCCTCGCCCACGGGGTAGATCATGTCCAGGGCTTCATCGTCCGCCTCGCCGCCAGTGGGTACGGGCGGCTCCTTCGGGACTACATGATGCTCCCAAAAGTCCTGCTCAATATCGACAAGGGTCTGGATAGCGGCCTCGTCACGGTCCACCTGGAACACGTTGAAGGACTTGCCCAGCACCAGCACCGCCACATACCACTTGTCTGCCCCGGTCACGGCCATGTAGTGCATCGACTGCCAGTAGTAGTGCGGGTTGATCTCACCCTCGTCGAACTTGTACTTTGAGTACGGTGAGGTGGTCTTACACTCCAACCCGGCGTTCACGCCCACGATGTCGCGGTCAATGTTCGCCAGCATCCACGGATAATCCGGGTGTTGCAGTATCTTGTTGACCTTGCGCACCTTCATGCCGGTTTCCTCGGTGAACCGCTCCGCCACATAGGCTTCAAGGTCTGTGCCCTGCCGCATGGCCTCGGTTGTCACCTTGTCCTCGCCCTTGCCGATCTTGTCCATGTACACCCGCAGCGGGGAGGAATACGGGTTCTGGCCCATCAGGGCGCTGGCCTCCGAACCGCCGATACCATGCTTGCGCTGTTCAAGCCATTCCGCGCGGTCCATCTTCCGGGTGTCGGCAAACACCTTCGCGTTGGTGTTCATAGCACCATCCTCCAATATTCGATGGTCATGCGCTCCTGCTCCCGCGCTTCTTCTTCCTCGATCTGCTTATGCAGTTCTTCCTTGGAGAACGCCAGCACGAAGATCGCGTCGCTTATGATGTCCACAATATGTTCGCAGTCATTCACCTGCGAAACATGTTCCAGAGCCTCGCCCAGGTGGAACAGGTTGTCCTCGATCTTCTCCAATCGCTCATGCTTGGTCAGTGCCAAACCGTCATGCCTCCTTCTTCATTGCGGCCCCGCACCATGCGCAGTACCGCTTGTCCTTCGGGTCCTTGCGGCACACTTTGCCGCAGTTTGAGCATCGCCACAGCGGCTTGTGTTCCTCGTCCGTGGAGTACAGCCACGTTGCCGTCAATATGGTCTTTGAGACCTCTAATGGAATCGTGCCCTTCACATTGCCACCCCCTTGCCTGTCATGCCCACCTGCCGCAGCATCAGCTTGGATGCCTTGGCAAAGGCCATCATCTGGCCCTGTGTCGTGAACACCAGTTCACCGTCCCGGGGTTTCCAGCCGGGCGGAAGAACGACATACTCGCCCTTCCGCCGCTGATACCAGGTTGCTACCCTTCGCTTGGTTCCCACAGAATCACCACCTTACAGTTCATCAGGCAACCGATTGGTCGAGCGGTTGTTGTTGAAAGCCCGCAGGATAAGACGGGCATACGATGCGGGTGTACCGGCATAGCTTTTGCCCTCGCGGATGATCTGGATGGGCGTGGTGCGCCCCAGGGACTTGATAAGTCCGGGGACAGAGAACCGACCAGTATAGGTCTTATAGAACAGGCTCATGCCCTTCAACATCTCGTTGGTGAAGCTGTCCGGGATGCCATCCCACGACTTGCGGAGAACAATGAGCATACCGATGAACTGTTCCCGCGTCATGGACATGTACACGCGCATCAGCGTGTTGGCGGCGATGCACTTGTTCACTGCCCTTGAATTGGAGAAGTCCACGGTAACACCCGCAGCGCTTGCGGCATTTACCATGCCGACTACATCCTTGTCCCCGAAGTTGTACAAGGCCCGCAACTTGGCGTTGCTCTTGACCGGGGCGCTGATACCGTTCTGGGCAACGAACAGTTCCATCTCGTCCAATCTGGTCAGGCCCTTGTAGACCTTGCATTCGACCACGACATCCTTGCCCTTGCCACGGACGGTTTTCTCGACAACCGTGGTGTGCTGGCCATCGAAAATCCAGTATTTGCCGTCCCGGTAACTGACCTTGACGGAGTTGACCAGACACGGGTCGTAGTTCTTGGTGATGCGCATAATGCGCTTGCCGTCCAGTTCGCGCTGATAAAGCTGGTCAATCAGCAGGTCCTTGGTGTTGATGTTCTTGTACTCCCACGTGACATTCTCCCGCTTTTTCATCGTACATACTCTCCTCTCACTTTTACGATGTTCTGAATGATGTTAGAGATTCCAACCGAAACGCGCTTCTTCGCGTCATCGTCCTTCAAGATGTCGGTCCGTATCGACAACGTTGTGGTTAACCCACGGATGTAAGATTCACCGTTGACCCTGATTTCTTCCAGAAGATCGTCAACATCGAACGCTTGGGATTCAACCGCGCCTGTTGCGCTGGCTATCGAGTTGTCAATCGTTGCCTTTAGTTCTCTGTCGGCGTGGGTAAACCCGACATAGCTATTGGGATTCCTGGGCTTCTTGGGTTTCTCTGGCGCTTTGACTTCTGGCTTTCCGCTGATAATTGCCTCGGCAACCCCTGCGACTTCGGCAGGCTCCATGTTCGCTATGTCTGCCACGCCATACTTAGGAATGTTCGACTTGCCAGTCAGAACCTTGTCCGCCGCTTCTGGGCTTACTTCACGGAGGGCGTCAACGCCTTTGGCGAAGTGTTCAGCCCTGCGTACAGTGTTGCGCCCGATGTTGAGTTCAACCGCGATTTCACCCGAAACGCCGTGTTTCTGTTTGTCGGTGGTTGAAACAATTGGCCCATTTTGGGCAATTTGTTTCTCGGCGTTCTTATTTGCCGCAGGCGCTCCTACACTTTTCTTCCTCGCCTCGTACATCTTGCCGATGGTGTACGTCCGCTGCTCGTCCGTCAGGTTGCGCCGGCCCAACTGGTTCTTGTACATCCACTCAAACGCTGCCCACTTGTCATCGAAGTGCATCTCGCGGACGCTCCACTTGATCTCCGGGCGTTCCTGGATGACCTTCCAACGGTTGTGACCATCTACCAGGATGCCGTTCCATACCACCAACGGCTCGTACACTTCACCGGCGGCGAGTATGTTCTCACGCAGTTGCTTGAACTCATCCGCACCTATCGGCGGGATTTTGTTCTGGAACTCAGGGTCAATCTTGAAGCTGACCCCTTGCATTCCTTGTTGTTCTGTGTTATACTGTACCCGAGAGTTTTCCACTCACTCTCATCTCCTTTCAATTCGGCGTTTGCATGGCAATGCAGACGCCGTTTTTATTGTCCAGTCCACCGTGCGTCGTTGAAGTCGTAGAACGCCCGGACCGTCAGTACGACCAGCCCGTACAGCCCCAGGATTGCCGCGCCCACCCGCTGGGCAACGTTCGGGGCCTTGGCGCTCTGGCAGTAGGTCAGTCGCGCCGAATCAATCAGCGCCTCGTAGTCCGCATGGCTCCATCCGCCGCGCCCGATGTCCACCCGGAGAAGGGATCGTTGGGTGCGCTTGCGGATGAGAGCGTCATCAGTCCTGTAATACAGGCTTGGGGTTGAGCGGTCCGTCATATTCAATCAACCTCTCTCGTACCCACGGTATGGTGGGGTCAAATGGGGTCCCGTCACTCCTTGTTTCTGGGACTTGTTCTGTCCTGCCGCTTTTTAAAAGCCTGTAGTAACGACCATCACGCTTAAAGTATGACAACCCACCATCCCCGGCTTGATTGGGCGGCATTAAGAAAGCGTCTGGGTCCACCGGCGCGGCGGGCTTTTCCGCAACGCTTGGGCGTTGATGTCTCTTTGCGTCGTATGCCTTCGCATCCGCTACGGTCTTGATGCCCTCGTCAGCGTAGGTGTTGAGGATGGAGCGAACATATGCCCAAACCCTCTTGCCATTGTCCAGGGCATTATCTATACCATGCCAGCAGACATCCTCACCCAGTTCATCCACGAAGTCGTTCAATTCTTGCATCGCCCTCATGCTAAGCGTCTGTAGTACGCTTGCTGCGTACTTCTGAACAGTGTCGATCTTCGGGGTATCACCTTCACCATACCCGAAGGGGTTGTCCTCGCGTGCGCGATTCTTAATCTGGTTCTTCTCTTCTCTTCTCTTATCTATCTCTTTATCTATCTCTATATCTATCTCTTCGTCACCTGCTGTAACAGAAGCGTCACCGCCTGTTACACTTGCGTCACCGTGCGTCACTTGCGTGTCACATTGTGACGCCAACAGCTTGTTCCCACGATGGCGGCGCATCCGTTCAGCCGAATAGCTTTCAGAACCAGTCATCGCATCGGAGGCGGACAGCTTGTACTCGTCCTCGGTGTTCTGAACCAGCAGTCCCTTTGCCATCAGGTAGGTGACCGTCAGGCGAACGTCCTCAACGCCCTCGTCGATGTCCAACGCCAACTCACTGGCGAAGTCATCTTCAATGCCGTCAAAGTACAGCTTGCCGTTGTCCTTCAAAGATCGGAGAAGCATTTTGAGATAGATGATGGTGTAAACATCACCAGCCGACAGCTTGCGGAGTTGCTTGATCTCCTTCTGTCGAAAGAAATCCTCTGGCAGCTTCAGCCAGTAATACCTCTTGTTCGTGTCAGCCATCCTTGTTGCCGACCTCCCCAGTGATGAATTTGATGAACGCCCTGCGGGGAATCTTCATCCGCGTCCCCACGAACGTGAAGTTGAACCCAATGAGGTCAGGCCGTTGGCGGGCCGTCACTCGGAGGTCTTGCTGATCGCACCGAAGGATGTCAGCGACCTGCGCCGGGGTGAGGAACTCCCGGTCAAGGTTCTTGATGTCCTCTAGGGTCATGGGTTGTCACCTCTTGTTCTTGTTTGCGACCTTCAAGCCAGCGTCGATAAGGCGGCGAACCAACTCGCCGTAGGACAGGCGGCAGTTTTCATCACGCTTGCGAAGTTCCACCAACGCCTCCTCCTGTTCCTTGGTCAGTTGTACGGACAACCGCCAATTCTGCTCAACGTTGCTCATGCTTGCACCTCCTTTTCGTTTCGTGGTTCATCAGTTCCGAACCTTGATGCAATTATACACGATGGTTCTGAACCTGTCAAGCGTTTTTCGTAGGAAGTTCATCATTTAATACATTTTTCATATTTACAGAACTTCTGAAATATTTTATAATATATGCCAAAGGAGGTGCTTGATATGCCCACTAACAATCCGCGAATCACATTCACTGTATCGGATGAGTTGTTTAAAGAGATTGAAGAATACAGGTTTGGTCACAGGATGAAGAACCAGACGCAAGCAATCGTGTCGTTGATAAACCTTGGATTCGCTGCCATGCAAGGGAAACCGTTGGAGCCAGAATGTCAGTTCACA